CCTAGATCAGAGACAAGGATGGATAGTGCAACAAGTGAAAGTATCGTTTCTCAGCTTAATGTTCTTTCTAGAAATCTTGCAAATAATCGTATTTTCGGAATGTTTTGGCATCAGGGCGCAGAACTTAGGACAGAACAACAAACTGCTATTGAATCAGCAGCCAAGTGGGCAGTTGACCATCAAATAAGATTTGATTTCCCTCAGAACAACAAGCCAACATTGTAGGAAAGTAGGGTAGAAATTGAGTATAAAAATTAAAAATCTATCGAATAAAGCTTATAACGAAAGTAGTGTGGAGGAAATAAGAATAATACACCGATTTATTGAATCTTTAAAAAATGATATCATTGTCGTAAAAATCCAAGGAGATAATGATGGAAATTTTAGGGATGAAAGAACTTAATGAGAATTGAGAATTATGATATAATCATGTAAAAAAAGGCGTGATTATTTGAACAAGAAAAGAACAATATACTTAATTATAGCGGTATTTTTAATTTTAGGAGGAGGATTCGCGTACAGGAAACTGAATAGTTCTAATCAGATTACTATAGTTAGTGTCGATGAACAAAAAGATATCAGTCAGAGGAACAGCGATATTTTAAAAAATGAAAATTTAGTTCACATATCATTCGACGATGTTATTCTATCTTTAGAAAATATTTCTGAAAATAATTATAACAGTATTTTTGAAGATGGGTTTTTCAGTTATATTAAGTCATTACACGATCAATTTGGAGCGGTCTTTAGTCTTTATGTTTTTTACGAGAATGATGACGGAACATTTAACTTATCTCAAGTTCCTGATACGTTCAGTAATGAGTTTGAGGAAAATTCTCATTGGTTGAAATTAGGTTTCCATTCGCTAAATAGTGATACAAATTATCAAAATAGCAGTATGGAGCAAGCTAAGGAAGATTATGAATTGGTTATTGATGAATTGACTAGAATTACAGGGAATGAAGATTCAATAGATAGAGTTCCGAGATTGCATAACTATGCTGCTAGTGAGGAAAGCATAAAAGGATTTAAACAAAGCGAGTTAGGGATAAAAGGGTTGCTAGGCCCCGATGATAAAAGGATAGCATACGATTTAAACAATGCAGATACTAGTTATTTGTACACTTATGATTATTTTATGAAAAACAATCTGAGTTATTTTAAAACAGATTTCAGACTAGAAAATGTAGAAAACATTAGCACTATAACAAGCGATTACTTTAACAATGAAAGCCCTCAAAAGTCTAATGATCTGTTGACAGTATTTACTCATGAGTATTTGTTGGAAGATGACCCAGATTTAAAAAATAAATTGACCAAAGTGATAAAGGCATCTGTGGATAATGATTATGTCTTTGGATTTCCAACGGACAGACTATGATATTTTAGAAAAATATTAGATATACAAAAAAGAAGCGACCTTTGGTTGTTTCTTTTTTATTTAAGGAAGCAGGTGGCATATGGTCATTTTTGGGGAAATAGAATGAAAGAATTTTTGGAACTCGTACTTTGTTTAAATAATAGAAAAGGTGGTATATATGGTGATTATTGATAATGGTGTGTTACTGAATGAATTTCGAGGTTTGCTGACGAATGGTTATGTGCAGCTGTTCTTGTGGGTAGTGGTAGGAGATATCGTGACCGGGCTTTGCAAAGGGGTATTTATCAAAGACGCTAATAGTACAAAAGGATTACTTGGCATCGTTAAGCATATGCTAGTTGTGTGCTTAGTAATCATTGCTTACCCTTACCTAAAGATTATGAATCTCGAGACGTTTGCGACCGCATTCGTCTTTTTCTATATCGCAGTTTATGGAATCTCAATTATTGAAAACCTTGGACAACTGGGGATTCCGATTCCCAACTGGGTAAAAGAAAGACTAACTAAATTACAAAATAGTAATGAAAATCCAAAACCTAAAGTAACAGAAATTAAAATCGATTATGGTGATGGCCAACCTGAAACCCAAGCTCTGGATAGCAAAAATGTTCCAGACTATGGCGACGGACAAGAGTTCACAGAAAAGAAGGAGTAGCCAATTGGCTGCTCTTTTCTTTTATAGAAAGGAAAATAAAAATGAGTGTATCAGCAAATACGATTTTAACCGAAGCAAGAAAATATCTCGGCACTGTAATGGGAACTACTTCCCATAAAAATATCGTCGATAAGTACAATGCAACAAAGCCGCTTCCAGTCGGCTATCAAGTGAAATACACCGATGACTGGTGTGATACGTTTGTCAGCTTTATCGGAATTAAAACGGGCGCAATTGATTTAATTGGGCGTGAATGTGGCGTACAGCGCCATATTGACATCTTTAAATCGAAAGGGATCTGGATCGAAGATGGAAAGATTACTCCCAAAGCAGGAGACATTGTCTGCTTTAACTGGGATGATTCCACACAACCCAACGATGGATGGGCGGATCATATTGGATTCGTTGAATCTGTTTCTAATGGCGTGATCACCACTATTGAAGGCAATTATGGTCGCCAAGTAAAACGGCGTACAATGCCTGTGGGATGGGGCTATATTCGAGGGTATGCTCGCCCAGCTTATAGCACTTCCGCATCATCAGGTGGCACAGCAGGAAAAAAAACGATCGAAACAATCGCAAAAGAAGTGATCAATGGTTCTTGGGGGAATGGTGACGATCGCAAGAAGAAACTAGCGGCTGCCGGTTACTCCTATGATGCGGTACAAGCGAAAGTCACTGAGCTGTTAAAAGGATCTTCGAGCAGTCAAGCCTCAACCAATCCATTTGCCAATATCGTGATCGATTCTAATTGGGATGGCGAGTTGAATGGTTATCTGCAGCGATGCTATGGCACAACCGTTGATAAAGTAATCTCTGGCCAAATCAAAGGTGATTGGAATGCGGGAATGACCGGTATTCAGTTTGGAACCGGAGGTAGTGATTTAGTCGCAGCAATCCAAAAAGATTTAGGACTGAAGGTCGATCGTAATATGGGACCAGGTACCATTGGTTCTATGCAAGCTAAAGCTGGCACTGCTGTTGATCGAAAAATTACACGACCATCGGCACTTGCTAAGCAGATTAAGACGAACTTAAAAACTAAAGGAAAACCGTGGTAAATAAATAGCCCGCTTATGCGGGCTTATACATACGATCAATGAAGATAATCTTCTCGCTTGCTGTTAAAAAGCTTCTATTGTAGAATTTTTATGGCGACTTTAAATCGTCAATGAAGAGTATCAGGCGGGGGAAGCTTGGGGAAGTGTGCCTGATACTCTTCCTATTTATTTTATCATCATTTTTATTTAATAGATATTATTGATTAAAAAACCGTCATGAATTTCTTGAATTTAATTAATAAAAGGTGTAACGTAGTTTCATACCCACAAAGTTTATTTTTTCATTTACACTTCTTTGCTAAATCCACTCTAGGCAGAATAGAGTGGATTTTTTGTTGAAATAAAAACTTTGTTCTTGTAGAATGGAGTCATAGCCTTGACCGGGGCTATTTCATTTTATATCTTTTTTCAGGCCCACTCTCCTTGAGGGTGGGTTATTTTTGAGCAGAAGGTTTGAACAATTTGTAAATAGTTAATATAATTAAATTACCTTATAAAAAAACTTTTTCATCTAATTGTGCCACTCCTCCCCGGGAGTGGTTATTTTTTTGCAAAAAAATAGCACAGCATATTTTCATATGCCGTGCAAGTGGAACTATGTTCCGTCATCATAATAATCATATAGTAATTTACTTAATAGGAAAAGTAATACGCTTAGCGAACATTCATTGCTTCAAATTCAATCATGATCTTCGTTTTGCCAAGAACACTATACTTCTTCACAACAAACTGTTTGCGATCGTTATACTCACCAGCAACCACGATCTGCATTCCTTCGTCCACATCGGCTAAAAAGTTGAGACTGTGTGCAGCGATCAAACAGTTTACATTATCCAGCGAGAACCTAACTAAAGGGGTCCTCGACATTTTCAACACACGTATCTTCGAAACTACACCTTTCATTGTTTTCACATTGATCGCCTCCATAAGCTTGTACATAATAGCGACAATCCGTTTTACCTAAAGTGACAGCAACATAAAACTCGACACATTTTGGGCCGTATAAAGCTTCCTGTGACTCAGAAATGCTGTCCGGGAATTCATTTGTGAACTCAGAATATGATAAGTACCCTTGCTCATATTGAGAAATAAGATTCATTTCAGTTCCCGCCCGGTTTGTATTTTATGTTAGGATCGTATTTTCGGAGAATTTTGTCTTGGGTCCTAACGTGATCAAACAAATAGTTGTCACCGTCTTTTTTAAATACAAAAGCCAAAACTTCCGGATACATAGAGTAACTTGTTGGAACCGTAAAATATGGTTTCCCAGTGTTTTCCATTGTTTGAACAAATTGATCGTACATAAAATGTGCCGGACCCATTCGTTCTATAAACTCGTAGTAATATCTTTCTAGTGCATAGGTTCTTTGATGCGCTAATGGTATTCGCATATCACTCACTCCTTACAAGAATTATACGAACGAATGTTCGTTTTGTAAAGCGAACAAAAAAATTAGTAAATAAAAAAGCCTAGTATAGGATTTGAAAACTATGTATGTTGGTTCGTATCATGCTGGCGGATTGACTACCCCTTGACTACCCCGAAAAGAAATCAAGAGAATTTATAGAGTAAACTGAAATACTAAAAAAGCTGAATTTAAGCTAATTGAGTAACACTAGACCTTATTAAAAAATTCAAAGATATGAAATACGGTCTCAAAGACACAAACGCTGCAGAATAAGACAAATAACTGTAAATGTTGTTTCGGCAACATTTCTGAGGTTTCCCTTTTACGAGGGAAACCTTTTTTTATTTTTATAGGTAATAGACACGCAACTGCTAAAATGAAAGAAACCATTCAGAATCTGTTACAAGTAAAGTAAGAGGACTCAATAGATCAGTAAGACAAGAATGTGGAAATTAGCACTATAACGAATCCTATCTAAAAATTTTCTTAAATGAAGCAGTGATCAAGAGTGATTTGATTTAACCTTCGATTGTTATTGAATATTCAAGCTTCAATTGACTTTTAGCTTAAATAAAATTATCATTAAATAAATAATATCTCTTTATAATTTTATTATTTTGACTTATTTAACCGAATTCAAACGATTTTTTGAGAAAAGTAGATTTTTCCTCTCTTAAGAACCAATTTTATTCTACATAATCAAAGACCACTTACTAGCTAAGCTTTAACTAATCACATCCAAAACAATCAAGAAAGGAAGAGACATGTTTTCATTTAAGAAAAAGAAGGAAGTTATTAATTTACCAGAACTAAGCAACTTTAATGAACGTACATACCCGAAAAAATTGAAAAAGATTGTGGCTCAATTAGAAACCTGTAAATCGGAGGATTTGAATTATATTGCTGAATGTATTTTACAAAAGATGGGATATACTGTCCAAAACATCGATGGTTACAAAGATGGTGGTATTGATGTGTATGCTTTTTCTAATAATAAAAAGGCAATAGCGGTCCAATGTAAAGCTTGGAATCCGCAAAAGACAACGGAGCGGATCAGTAAGCCACTTGTTGCCGCATTTAAAGGGATTTTTCCAGACAAAGGGTTTCCCAATGGGCTTTTCATCACTACACATTTTTTTACAGATCAAGCATTAGAAATAGCCGGTGAGAATATACTGTTGGTTGACAGAAAAAAGCTGATTGAGCTGCTTGCGCATTTTTATCCAGAAATGATCAGTGAGTTATTTTATTATAAAACCTTGACTGAATTAGAAGAATACAAGAGTTGTAAAAATGGGAAGAAGTTGAAACTTTACAATAAGAAGAAACGCAACTATTACTATATCTGTGAAACATGTGGAGAGTATAGCTCGTTTAATTATTCATCATGA